GAATTAATGAAGAGGAATCCAATTATCAAAAATTAAATAACTAAATATACTTACATGAATAAGTACTCATTAAAGGATTTGAATATAATTTTTAATGCAAAACAATATCTACCTTTTGATAGGTTTTTGCATTATTTTACTTTGCGGTTTGGATATTCGGATAAAGACGCGCGCAAGGCTTACAATGTCTTTTGCGCATTTCCTAAACACATCAGCGAAAATGAGGAAATGCAAAATGAATTTGATAAAATAATTCCACTTGCCATTGAATTAGTTAATGACTTACAAAAAGCATGGGAATTAAACTCCGAGTTTAAAAATTATTCATACGAGCGTCCCGAATTACGAAAACTAATTTACATTCAATCGGGAGAAACGAAGGAAGTGGTTTTAAATCTACATGATGTAAAAGACATTATTACCTATGCCGAATTATTGAAATTCATCAGACCAATTGCTTTATTGAAATATTGTTGCTCCGTGCCAATCCGAAACTCTAAAGAATATTTAGATGTATTTGAAGGAGATATTTTTGATACCAACGATTTGTATTTTTATCCAAAATCAAACGTTTATGTCGCCGAACAAAATAGCACTTTTAAAAAGTTGCTGTACATAAAAGGCAAAGGGTATTTATTGAATAATGAATTAAACACGGAGGAAGGTTCTTTTAGTGAATACGTTTTAAGGATTAACGAATGTGAAAAAATTGGAAACGTGACTACTGATTTAATAAAACTTACCGATGATGGTTTTGGAGGTTAATCAATAAATTTATGAGCAGAAATCAAGTAATGCGAAAATACCTAATTCCGATACAAAAAAAACTTGTTGCGGAGTTGGAAGCGATAAAAAAGAAAACGAGTGATAAGCCTTGGTATGATATGATTTCGGCTGGAGATAAAGTCCGATTTATTCATAATCAAATGGCGGGATTAAAGATTTCGAGTAAAGAATACGCCAATCTTTACAATCATCTCGAAGCCGCTCAAACAAACCTAAATTCAAAGATTAAACTCCGAGAAAAGCAACTCAAAAATATGGATAAATATATTGAGGAACAGGCTCGTATTGAATTTGAATTAAGCGTTATCGAATTAGAAATCTTAATGAATAAATAAAAAAGAGGGGTAGCCGTATCGGTTATCCCTCTTTTTTTATAAAAAAAGTAAATTATTTTTAATACTAATTTCACAATATGAAATTATTTTGTATATTTGTGAGGTCAAACGGGATAACGGTTTGATTTTTTATTCTAACATTTAAAAAAATAAGACATGAATGCTATTGTAGTAAAAAGTAAGACAACTTATATTAGTCAAGGCGGAAGTTGGGGCGGCGCGGGTGAAAAATCTGTGAATATATACCAATTAAAAAACGGATTAAATGGAGAGATAGAAGCCTTTTCGTCAGGCGTTTCTATAAAGTTTGGAGGAAGCCCAACAATTGGAGGGTATGGTGCTTCTTTTATCTATGTAAGCGGCAAAACCGCTACTATGAATAATTTTAGCGAGTATGCTAAAATTATTTTTAATTGTTCTAATGAAATCAATGAAAAAGATAAATTTAAAAAATACCTGATTGATGAATTACTTCCTAAATATGGCGAAATTGGTCAAACAGATAAAGGTGTTTATTTTTTTTCAACCTTTATCACTAACGATAGTGTTAAAAATAAATATTGGATTACAATTAAACACAAATCTCCATTCGGGGATATTAATTTTGTTTTAACAAATAAATGGTATGATACACATGAAAATCCTAATGGCTGCCATGGCAATTTTGTTACTTATTTATAATAATAATAATAAAAAAAAAGGCTTCACAAATCACCGTGAAGCCTTTTTTATTATAAAACTATTTCCCCAATCTCCTTAAATACCCAATCGAATGAATCCTATTTGCCCAATCGTATTCGTATTGCAGCCCATTTTGACCATTTCGGAGATACAAAACGCCCGTGCCGATTTTTAAACTATTATCCGTTGCCATTCCTGCCGTCACTACTCCGTAAAATTGATTCTTTGGAGCAACCGTATTTGTAATGACCATTTTGTTTAATTCGTAGTTTAATCGCAATCCGTAAATGGGAGTAGGAGATAAGGCACTTATATAAAACGAGCCGTCTTCATTCCGTATCGTGTCGGTCGTTTTGATAGCGACCGTTGCAGTTTCGTTGTGATTTACCATAACGGTTGTGCTATCGTAATAATAATGATTGATAGCTTGTTTTTCGACCGTGTTGCGGATAATTTCGCTTTTCGGGATATAGACTACTTCCTGCTTTTGCGTGTTAAAATGAAGCGTTTTTGGCTGTGATTTTACAAAAATAGTGTCCGAGGTTTCTATTCTTTGTATAGATGTTTCTCCAGGACCGGATTGTAAAAACAGATAAAGTAAGATGCAATTCACGAAGGCACTTACTAATATTGAAAATGTAATTAGTCTTTTCATAAGTCTTTTTTTTATCTAATTAAATATGCAATTTTGGCGACCTTAGCTGCTTGTATTTTGATTAATGAAAACAATCCGCTGTCAAAGATTTTATGACCGTCAAAGGCAGCCAAAACGACCACGACATGATGATTGCGGTCATTCTGATACACAGGAATCATCACGAAGGAAGTGCACTCGTAAGATTTGGAGATTAACTCATAAAAGTCTTTGTGCCGTTCCGTTTTTTTATCAAAAACTTTACTTCCATTCAATACCGTCAAATCATCAATCATATCTCGAAACTGATGACCTTCAAAAGTGTCTAACTCTTTCAGGTATCTTTTTAGATTTAATTTATACTCCGTGAGTACGTTTATTTCCGTTGTGCCGTTTCGTTTGAACTCGATTAAAGCTACCCGATTCGCAGCGGTGTCTTCCGCTATTCGTTTCAAAATGGCGTGTTCCGACACAAAAAATATTTCACTTATTTGCACTCTAAAAATGGTTTCCAATAAACTGATAAAGGCGTGAAATATTAGGCGTGGTTTAATAATCCGTAATGCTCCTACGATGCTTGTTAATGCGGCTAACAATATTTGAAATAGGTGTTGCATCAGGAAATCTATTATTGCATCATAGTTCATATATTAATAATTTATGTTTTTTAAAATGTGTTTTGTAAATGAAAAAAGCGACCTAAGCCGCTTTTTTTTCGATAATCAAAGTTTTTATTTATTCAATAGCAAAAAGCCTTTTGAAAAAGTCACGAATCCTGATAAAGAAGTTTTTAATACTTAGGATAATCTTCCAAATACTAATCAAAAGCACTTCCACTATCCAAGTGTAAGCCGCTTCAATCCACCACAAGCCGATAACATACCAAAACCGCACACACGAAATGGCTACAAAAGCCTTCCAAATAAACAAATATGGCTCATTCAAAAGATAAACGATTACGGCAACTAAAAACATAGTTGTAACCATAGTGGTATTAGCAAGGAGCGTTGTTTCGCCCTCTCGGTCGGTATCAAATACCGTTTTGGCAAGTGTCACAAATAACATATAGCCTAAGCCAATTAGAAAGGCAAACGAGCCTATTTGATTTTCAATAAAATTCATCATCAGTTTTTTATTTTAAGTTTAATTAATTATGTCTTTCAATCTCAATAATACGCTGAAAAATCAAGTCCAAACGTCCCGAATAGGCTTCTTTGTTCGTTGGCAAAGTGTATTTTCCCGTTGCCAAAGTATGGATAATTTGGTAGTAGGAAAGTTCTTTGTCAATCAATAAAAACCATTTCTCTTCCTCAATATCAATTAGTTTTTCGGCATCAATTGCTTCTAATTCGCCTTCGCCTATAAAAGATGCGTTATCTTTCAACTCATTTGCATAAGCCAAAACATCTTCAAATGAGCCTTTGATTAGCTGCTCTCCTAATAGATTAACTTGCTCTTGCGCAAATAGATAAATCCCTTCGTCTAACAAGTTGAGTTTATATTGTTGCTCTTCCATATATTTCTATTTTCCAACCTTTTTTTCGTAAATCATCACAAGCCTTCCGCCCTTGATTATTTAATATAGTACTTGTTTTTATGACTAACTTCCCGTCCGTCTGTCCTGATTGATTTAATGTATTGACAATGTCATTTACATTAACATCTCCGTTATTATTCAAATTTGCTTTTGCAGTAAGACCTTGCGGTGATAAATAATTTTTCATGTACTTTTATATTTAAACTCCAAAGACTATCCAATCTCTTTCGGCTAAAGATAATTTTGCCGCTTGTGCCGCCGTTGTTAGCGTTCCTCCTCCAAATATTAACGCTCTAAAATACCCTCCCGTTAATCCAAAGTTATCCAAATGGATTAGCATAGCACTAATCTGTCCTGCCGTTAATCGATTTGTTTGTAATCGGACATTAAACAGCAGCGGATTATTAGCAATGGATAGGGTTGTTATTAAGTTATTAAACAAATAGACTGTTACTAAATTAATACAATTATCAATATTTAATGACGGCAATTTATTTGAATTTGCGGTTAAAGTGACCAACGCACTACAATCTGTCAAAGTCAAACTTGTAAGCAAATTATTGAATACATCTAAATTCGTCAAAGCAGATAAGCCCGAACAATTTAACGAAACCAACAAATTGTTTCGTAAATCTAAAGTTTGTAAAGCCGTACAACCTGTGACATTTGCAGATGTTAGCGCATTATCAGACGCATCTAAATAGATTAGATTTGCCAACCCTGCCGCATTTATCGCCGTCAAATCAGAACCTTCCGCATATAAATATTGTAGTAGCGGATTATTACTAATATTCACACTCGAAATCAAAGTGTTTTCGATGCGAATTGTCTTTAGTTTCGGATTTAAAGAAGGGTCAAAAACGCTAATATTATTACCTGATACATTTACATTTGTTAAATTAGGATATTTCCCTAATAAAGTGTTCGTAAAGTTTGTCGTTAAACTTACACTATAAAGAGTAATTGAAGTAACCGCAACGTAATCAAGCAAATCCCCTGCCCAAATATAGGACCCTGGCGTATTTGCTAAAGTAAAAGTATTGCCTTTGTATGTTCCGTAATAATTCCCCGTTATCCACAAAAGCGGATAATCTTGCACACTTAATGTTTGACCATTAAGCGGCAGCCATGAAGGACCAACTTGTTTCGTACTTTTAGTTTCGCCAACGTATGCTCCACGTTGGCTTAATCGAAAAAATAATCATCAAGCGCTACAATTAAGTCTTGCGCATTCAATTCAACCGCATCACCTCCGATGTGGGTAATGTCGGCAGGATTAATTACAATATCCTTTAAACCATTATAACCACGCCCTGCAATACCCATTTCGATTCGGACATTTTGAGGATTTTCAATATCAAGAGAAACCGTTTTGTTTCGTGTTACTTGATGAAGGATAGTATCATCAGCAGCATGAAAACGAACATTAAGTTTGTCACTTTGAGTAATTTTGGTAATCCTTCCCATTTTTTCTTATTTTAAAACGATTTGGAGCGGTTTGATTACCGTTCCAAATCGTTGGTATCTTCAATAGTATTTGGTTTTCTCCTTCCTAAAAGAATGCCACCTCGGATAACACTTTGATTAGTGCCGAAGTAGCTATAAAGCGGAAATTTTGCTTTGTTATCATCGAGATAATCAATTAATATTTTCCGCAAAGACTTTGCAGTTAATAGTATTGAGTTGCGTTTTTCGCCACGCTCCGAAGCGGTCATGGTTTCGGAATAATCACTATTGCCTTTTTGACCACCTTTGTTAGTTATTTCTAACATCAAATCGGGTGCAACCGTATATTTGACATAATACGCCAAACAGGGTTTGATTAAGTCATTTAATAAGGCTTCGTTATCTTCCGTCAAATCGTTTGAGCCTAATTGTTCACACAATTCGTCATAAAAGTCTATGCCTACAACTGGGCGAATCCAATTGTATTGCGTAGCCAAAATCACGGCATCTTTAATCTTTGCTTTGATAAAATTTTTATCGTCAAAGGATAGATTAATAACTTCCTCTTGTGTGATTAATAGTTGCATATCTTAATTATAATACTTGAAATAAAAACTTTTGTTGTTCGGGGTCTTTTTGGTCAAAATCAAGTCCTCTCATTTTTCGAGCTTCCCAAACCTTTAGGAATTTATCTACTTCCCTTTGAATTGGAGCGTTATTGATAAATTCTAAATCGTTAGTATCAAAACCCAAAACCGTTTCAATAACCGTTTTGATAGGTCTTAATAATAGATTTTGTTTTGGCTTTATGGTATCAATTAACGCCATGTCGTACTCATTCAAGATACGATTGGTATCAAAACCATTATTATCCCCAAGTGACATTAAAGACCGATACCATGAATGAGTAGCAATTAAATCTCGAATAGATTCCTCCGATAATTTATTCCAATCGCCTTCAAACTTTTGGTCAAAAGGAATAAATTTAGAATTTGTACCATCTAATGAAGATACAATTACCATGACCTTGCCCTGTGTATCTTCTCCCGAAAACTCTTTAGTAATATCGCTTTTGAGCCTTAACGCCTCTTCGTCATCTTCAAACTCTCCGCTAATCATTAAGACACCGCTTGTTTGAAAGGAATTATCCAATCTTGCGATATTCCAACGATTTGTTTTATAACCAATAGCAGCCGCATCTAATCCTGCTATCCAATCCATCACGCCATAATTAATAAATTCGGGTTCGTAAGAACGGATAGGAAGCATTGCGCGCAAAGTACCGTCCTCAAACTCTTTTACATTTGGAAATTTGGGATAGTAGGTTGTAGTGTGTTTTTTATCTCTCCAATTCATTGAACTAACAAAACCCTGTCTTGATTCGTGAATACGAACGGTCGTATGGTCGTGATGTTCAATGTTTAAATATTGCTGTTTTTCATCAGTAATGATTTCAAAATAGGCATTACCATCTGAAAGATGATCATAAGTTAATTTGGCAATAATTTCGGTAAGGGATTCTTTATTCGTATTTACGTCTTTTGTAAATGCCAACAAATCTTCATTAGCGGTTGAAAATCCTCCTCCCGTTATGTAGTTTGTTTTTTTATTCAAGATGCCACGGTGAACACCGCTTTTACGGTTTAATGCGGCAATAGCCTGTGGAAAAAGATTATCAGAACCGAATGGAATCACGCCTAACTTCCGCACGTTGCGGTCGGTTATTAAGCTATCAGGTCCGAGGGTAGGCACGTTTGATGCCGCCTTAGTCGTGACTTGTATTGGTTTCGGATTCGTTGCTATCTTTTGGCTCATTTTTTTTCTTGACCTTTTTTTCTACCTTTTTAATGCCTTTTATGCCGATGACTTCGCTTAGATATTGTAAATCTTTTTGCGAAGATTGCTCGGTCAAAATGAAAATGCCACTTTTATTCCATTCGCACGGAGTAGCGTGTATCTTTTGACCGAGTGCATGAGGTTCTATTTCCCACATCTTCTATCTATTTTTAAGCAATAGGAATTGAACCAGAAAACGTCCGTGGCAATTCTACGGTTTCGTTGCCGATTGAATTTACAAAACCTTGTAAATCTGTCATTGCTTTTCCGCTCGTTCCTGTTCCTGTTTTGAACTCGCAATAGTAAGTCGAGCCGAATGAATTATCATACCCTAATACCCACTTTTCGTTTTGATTAGTGGTTACAATAACAATCAAACCGCAAGACGATTTGTCCGCAAGTTCTTGAACTGCATCACGGGATTCTTGGCTCAACTTATCCAAATTGAAATCAATTGAATTAGTTGATTTTGTTGCGCGGTTTTCTGTCACCAAATCCATTTTCAATTCGGCTTCGCCTTGTTTGAACTCGTACTTTTTGAAAAAATTATCCTCAACCATCGTAACGGCAGTCCAATCTTCTCCGCTCGGATTTTTGGTAAATGAAGCGACATCAGCCACCTCTGCCACATGAATTGCAGCGACCCCTGCACGGACAGTGCCGCAATCCGCACTTCTTAAATATCCTGATACCATGCTTTTTATTTTTTTAAAAAAAACGGCATCTTTAATTAAAAAAATGCCGTTTTTTAAATTGTTCTTTTAAATTATACTTTATTTAACTCTGAAAAGCCTTACGACTAATCTTCATACTCACCCCAAACTGCAGTGATTAATTGAGGGTGAATGTATCCTGCGTTCCATTCGAAATTCAAACGAGCTCTACGCTCTTCCTCGTCAAGGTTTGTCCAAATTCTCGCATCTACATTTGAGCCTAATCCAAATAACATGAATAAGTTGCCCGGCGTAGATAAAATCATACGGTGAGGTTTTGCGTTTGCAAAGTCGTCTTCCAAAGTGGTTTCGATTGGCATTGGCACGATTGGAATGCCTTTGTAGGTCATTCTCACAATACCATCAACCAATGCCGTGCGGCTGCCGTCCGTTCCTGTTGCACTTGAAATACTATCTTCATAATTTTCCATAAACGCTTGCGTCATGTAGAATCTCAATTCACTTTTCGGGATAGATTTCAAAATACGGTTGGCGCTACGGTGTGCTTTTTTCAAATAAACCAAAGCAGCATCATCTACCAATGTGCCGTCATCGTTTAAGTGAATTTGGGCGATTTCGTGTAATACGACAACTTCATTACCAGTTGCCGTTTGGCTGTTTTCAATTTGTTTCCAAACGCCATCAATATTGTTGTAGCGTTCGTCATCGTCACCGATTGCGTAAGCCGTAGCAGGATTATCCGCAACGTAACGACCAGCCGCCGTGTGAACTTTGTCTTTGTCGCCTAACCAAAAGTTTTTGACCATACCACGCAAAGTGCTTTCTAAGAAGATAGCCAATTCCGCTTCCTCTAAGTCCGAACCTTCCAAATCATCTACATCAAAACCCGGATTGTTTGCCAATGCTTTACGCAAAGCGGTGTCCAAGAACTTATCAAGGTCGATGTTCAATTCTTTTTTGAATTTCTCACAAGCGATGCTTACAGGAACTAATACGCCCGAATCGCCCCCAATGAACCCTTTTCTATATTTGTAGATATTGTCATCTGCAATACCTAAATACGAAAGATTTTTTTTGTTATCTTTTGTCGTGAAAACGGTAATTCCTTCGGGTAGTAAAACCTTTTCCATTGGTTTGACCATCAACTGAAGGACGTGTTCGCCTGAGTATTGGTACTCGCCATTATATTCGGCTGCCATATCTTTTTATTTTTGTTGTTGTTATTAAATTAAAACTAAATGGGTTGTTTGCCCAAGATTTGATTTACTTGCTTATCTATTTTTCAAGAAAGCAAGATTTTTTTGCGCTGCTGATTCGTTTGGAGTTTCTTTCTTTTCTTTGCCGCTGACATCGGGGTCATTGCCCTTTGCAACCTTTTTAATGCCTTTTGCTTTTGCAATAGCGGCTTCTAAGGTTGCTTTTTCGGTTTCCAAAGCGGTTTTCTCTTCCAACAAAGTTGCTTTTTCCGTTTCGACCGCTGTTTTTGCAGTTTCTAAAGCCGTTTTTTGCTCCAACAAAGTTGCTTTTTCTGCTTTTTCAGTTTGTAAAGCCTTTTCTAAAGCCGCTTTTTCTGCTGCTAAGGTTGCTTTTTCCGCTTCCAATGCTGCTTTTTCCGCTGCCAATTTTGCTTTTTCGGCTTCGGTTGCTGCTTTTTCTTTTGCTAAATCTTCCAAAGATTTGGTTGCGTCCGCTTCGGTTTTGCTACCAAACATTTTTTCAAACCAGCTAACTTCTTTTTCTTTTGTGGTATCTGCCATCGTTGCTTTTCCTTTTAATTTATTTAATAATGCTTTTACATTCTCTTCCCCTCCAAGCTGTTTAGCAAGACTAAAAGTTGCTTCGCCATTAGCAGGGATAGACACTACGGAAATCTCAAATAATTCCAATTCTTTAATGAGCCACGCTCCGATAGTTGGATTGTATTCATAATCTTTCAAAGAAAATCCAACGGAAAACGTCTTTAGGATTCCTTTCTTAATCTTTTGACCAATAGGGTCATCTGCATCAATTTTGGCTTTGATGAGTAATCCTTTTTCATCAACGGTCATTTCGATAGTAGTTCCGATAGGCTCGGCATGACGGTGTGCGAATAAGACAATCGGGTTCTTTTTGTAAGCCTTTAATGCTTGTTTATTCCACACATTTGGAGGAATAACGTCATTGTGTCTATCTAAATCGCCAGTCGATGCGTACCCTTCTATATAGACAAAGCCATCATCATCTCCCTCCGCTTTTTCTACTAAAGAAAATCGGGAAAATAGTTTGACTTCGGGAGCGGTATCTTGATTCATATCTTTTTTTTTATTGGAAAATCCAAATTCCTTTCAATGATTAGATACAAATATGAATACGAGCGGCAAGACGTGCAATATTTTTGAGGTTCACCGTATCTATTTAGATACGATTGTGATTATTTGATAAAAAAAAGTGATTTTTTTATTAAATTAATTTCATAATATGAAATTAATAATTATCTTTGTGAGGTCAAACGGATTAAGGGTTTGGCAATTAATTAATTATCTAACTTTTTTTTAAAATCATAATACAATGGCTAAGGCAACAAAACAATACGCAACAAAATCATCTGCTTTGAGAGCAATGAAAAAAAAAGCAAATTATATCCATGGTAACGGACAATCTGGAGATATTAACTTTGGTAGAATCTATGTAAATGGTTCTTATTTGATTGCTGAAAGTACTTTTTGGGAAGAAACATCTCTACAAGACTTTTTGGACGGTAAAAGAGAATTAATACAATAAAACAAAAAACCGCACAACTCCAAACATTAAAAAGTTGTGCGGTTTTTACCAATCAAAATGTATATGATATTAATCTACGAAAACAAAAGCGGAACGCAAAAACCTCTCGCCCTAAGCGTTGAGGAAGCAAAACGGCAGGATAAGGACTTAAAAGAAAAAGGCTATTATCACCGCCTTACGCTCGACCCTGTTTTTTTCTTGAACAAAATGTTTGAGCAAAAAATGGACGGAGCGGAAGTCACAAAAGAGTGGCTAAAAGAAAAGATTAAGTCCAATTACGGGCGGCAAGGTCATCAAGATTTTGCTAAAGAGTTGGGGTATTCTAAGTCCACCATAGACAAAATGGTGGCGGGATTTGCGAAGATACAGCCGTATCATTCCCACCATTTCCGCACTCATTTTGAGTTGCAGGAACTGAAAAAAACTGTATTATTTAACGATTAATCAAAAACGGCTGCCAATTAATTTGGGCAGCCGTTTTTTTTTATTCAATTAAATTCAACCAATCTCTTTTCGCAATCCTGCACATGACCTTTTGAAACCCCGTATTTTGTAGCGATTGCTTCCATTGACATTTTACCTTCCAACAAATCCGATTGAATGAAGGCTCTGCTTAATTCGTAAACGGATAGGCTTTGAAAGAAAACAATTTGCTCATCGCTTAATTCCTCTAATGAATTAAAGTCTTTTCCTGTCACGTATTTAGCCGCTCTCAATACGGATTTTATCTTGTTTGGATTTTCTACAACCATTTTGCATTTTGTTTTACTTGTGCGACTTGATTTTGACGGTCGGTAATGTCTTTTTGTAAGACGACTACCTTTTTATCATTTACGGTTTTGCCTACTTCTATCCCGATTTGTTGAGCCAACGCTCCGAGTGCTATCTCCGACATTTGCTGTTGCTGCATATATCGAGGGATTAAAGTCGTTGGGATTTTGCCGCTAAATCCTCCGTTGGATAAAGAGGGTAGGCGAAGCCCATTCGATTGGATTCCTGCATTATTGAGGAACGATACGCCTGTGCCTTTGTAAGTGTTTAAAGCATCGGCAATCTGTAACGGTGTGCCTTGCAGGGAGATAATATCCTTACTCGCTAAGGCTCTTTTATTGATGATTGCCTCCCCTGCTTCTACGTTAATAAACTCGCCACCGTTGGCGTGACTTTTCCCTTTTATAAGCATACCTTTTTCGGCTTTTTTCATTGCCGAAACTTCAAAAGCTGTTTTTACGCCAATCGCTGCGGCTGCAAAAAGCGAAGCAGGGAAAGGCGTTGTTGCTAAAACGTTCAAAACAGCAGCTATTCCGTTAATGATTGCCATTCGGACCTTTAACCGTTTTTCGTCTTCTAATGCTTTTTCATTTAAGCGCGCTTTATACAATGCGTTTCGTTTTTCAATTTCTAATTTTTGAGCGTTGTATTGCTCTTCGGAGATTAATCCTGCTTCTTTTTGAGCTTCTAAAGCCATCATTTCGGCTTCCGCACGTTTATCGTAGTATTCAATGTCTTGTGCCAATTGCCGTTCGATTTCCCTTGCTTTAGCATCGGTAATGCTGCTATACAATTGATTTGCTAATCCTACGGCTGCATCTTGCACGGCTTTAGCGTTTTCGGCATCTAATCCAAACGCATCGCCTATACCTTGTGTAACTCCTGCCGTTGCTCCGGTCCTGAATTTATTAGCTTTATCAACTGTTTTTGAATTGGCACTTGCTCCAGTTGATAAGGTTTCTATTTCGGATTTTAAAGCTCTTAATTGTTGTATTTGTGCTTCCGTGATTGTTCCTGATGCTTTTAATTCGGCTTCGAGTAATTGAAATTTCTTTTGAGCCACATCTAAAGCGATTGCTTTTTTGGCATCAGCAAGTTTTACTTCGTTCGTGATAGTTGCATCTGCAATTCGCAATTGTAAAGCCGCTTCTTTATCAAGTTGTTCGGCTTTGTATTGATACGTTTTTTCCGTTTCGGCTTTTGTTTTATCCGTGTATTTTTTGTCTATTTCAGCCAATTTAATTTGATGTTCCTCTTGCCGTAATTCGATAAGGGTATTGATAGTTTCATTGTAGGCAATTTCATCAGCCGTCAAAGTTTCCTTTTCGATAAGCTGTTTTTGCAAATCGGAGATTTCATTAAAAAATCGGTTGGCTTGTAATTGCTTTTCCTTTTGGATTCCATCGGCAAGATTATTTAATTCGGATTCAATGGATTCCCGTTGGATTTTTTCCAAATCTGCTGCTAATTTTTCAGCCGCTTTTAGGTCATCTGCTTCCGCTTTTTCTTGCTCTTTTTGTAGGCGTTCGGATTCCTTTGCCGCATCTTTGGCTTGTTTGTCAGCGGCTTGTTGTGCTGCTTTTTGTTCGGCAGCGGCTTTTTTGGCAGCGGCATCTCGCTCGGCTTTGGTTTGTTGTGCTTTTTGCTTTGCTGCTTCCTCTGCGGCTTTTATTTCCCGACTTTGTTTTTCGACTGCTTTTTTAGTTGCCAAATCCTCAACGCTGCCGTTGTACGCATCTTTGAAGGCATCGCCTATACCTTTACCCTCTTTTGCTAAAGTTTCTCGTTTTGCCTTTAATTTGGCAATTTCTTTATCAATGGTTGCGGAAGATTCCCCGAATGGATTAAACTTCTTTGCTTCTAATGCAAAGATTTTTAATTGTAATCCCATGTCGGTAAAAGCATCTTCAATATTGATTTTCATTTGCTTAACAGCCGCAATAATGCCTTTGAAGATGTTTGGCAAGTCTTTTAATAATGCGAATAAATTGGTAAAATAAGTCCGCATACCATCAACGATTAATGATAATACCGGAACTTCTTTAATTAAATAATTTACATAATTCAAAAACTCCGCAAAAGCATCAATAACAAAGGTCAAAACCCCTGCCACTACTTCAAAAACATCGCCTAAGATAGTGCCTTTTTCTGCCGCTTCATTTGTTGCATCACCAGTGCCGAAAAGCATATTAACGTACTCGCCAATGATTTCAAACAGGTTTTCAAAAGAATCAATGACAGGGGAAAAGGCATCTATCAATTCATTCAACGTTTCAATTAAAAATGCTTGTGCTTCGATTTTTAAAATATTAAACGCACCGCTTTCATCTTGTAACGACTTTGTCAATTCATTTTTTGCCGTTTCCAAGCGTTTGGTGGCAGCGGTCAAATTATTTGTTTTATCCAAATACGCTTGTTGCTCTTTAGTCAATTCTAAAGTGCCGTTACGCATATCCGTAATTGTTTCTAAGTATTTCAAACCGACCTCGGATAAGATAGCCGCATCTTCCCCTGCTCCCCTAAATACGTCCGCAATAAGGGTTTGTTGTTCTGTGATTGGAAGATTACTTTCTCGGATTTTATTTACAAAAATTCCAATACTTTCGCCTGTGCTTACCGTACCGTCTTTAATGTCTTTAAAAAACTTGTTGGCATATTCTACTCCAAACGCTTTTTGGAAAGCATCTTGTGTAGATTTCGCCTGTTCCCGAACCGATAAGCCGTATTCTTTCACGGCATCAATTCCTTTATCATCGTAAAATCCTAATAATTCATTTGCTGTTGCGGCATCAATAAAATCTGATGCGGCTAATCCTGCTTCTTTGTATTGGGCAGGATATTCTTTTACGATTTCTAAAAAGTTGCCGCTGAAGTTTGCTCCTTCTTTAAATCCTTTTTCGATTTCGGCAAGGGCTTCCTCAAAGGAAATTTCATTAATCGTACCTTGATACTGTTTCATTAATTTGTTGGCAGCATCAAGTATTTCGTTTTGTTCCGTGCCGTAAACTTTGGCAATGGTAGCGGTTTTGATGACGATATTATCCAAACTTTCGCCAGTTTCATTGGATAATAAAGCGGCTTCGTCACGGAGTTTACCAAACTCTTGCACGACTTCATTGATTTTCGTAAAGGCAAATCCTGCGGCAGCGGCAACCGCTCCTAATGCTAATCCTTTTCCCATGCCTTGCCCAAGACTTGAAATAAGATTGCCTACTTCGCCAAACCCTCCAACTAAATCGAATAAACTCTCTCGATAACGTCCGACATTGGAACGACCATCGTTAAGACTTTTATCATAGTCTAATATCTCTTGCCGATTTTTGGCAACGGTATCTTTTAACTCATCATAAGCTGCATTGGTCATCGTTATCCCCCTGACCTCACGCTCCAACGTAAACGCCAACCGCTTGGTTTCGTCACGGAGATTACCCATTGAACCTGCCAAAAATCCTGTTTCTTTTTGTGCCTTTTTTAGGATAGTCGCCTCTTCCGTCCGTGCTTTTTTCAGCACGTTTAATTCGGCATTGATTTTTGTCAATTGCTCGGTATATTCTTTTTCGGAGATTAACCCTTGATTGTAAGCATCTTTGAGGTCTTTTCTACGTTGCGTGACTTTCTCCAACGCCACATCGATTTCCGTAATTTTTTTGACAGTTTCGGAATATCCAAGTACTTCTATCTCGAAAGCTATTGTTTGCTGTGCCATTTTTTTAAGTTTGACTAATGGACATAAAAAAAGCGTATATCTTCAAAACATGATGAAGATATACGCTGCGTTGTGTCAAAAATACAATAATTTTAAATCAATTGCACTTTTGATTTTTTCAATAATTGGATTTGGAAATAATTTTTTATAAAAAACGTAAATTATTTTTACTATTAATTTCATAATATGAAATTAATAACTATCTTTGTAGGGTCAAACGGTTTAAGGGTTTGGCAATTTATCTAACTTTTAAATTATAAAAAACATGATTTTAGAATTAATCAAAACGGATTTGAAAAAGGCTATTCGTACAATTATCACGACAGACGAACTTGATATAAGATTTGAAGATGAGGTACACGAAATTATGAAAAACGTGCCTCACCCTCATACTACCGTTGAAATCCAATCGGCTCAACGCACGGCATTAGCTTACGTTGCTTTATTCAAATATGAAAAAGAAATAAGCTATGAACATCAAACAATTGATTGAAACAAACAGAATCGTAGCTATCCAAGTGTTAATTACTTCAAAGGAGTTGCGAGATAAGGTTATTGACTTAACGAATGATAATCTTCCTGTAAAATCGGAAGGTTATTATTCGGCTAAGGAATACAATGAAGCTCAAAAAAAGGCTTTATTGCAAATTGCGGAGGAATTAGAATCAAAAATTATTATCTAACTTAAAAAAATAAATAAAAATGCCAACATCGCAAAAAAACTTTTGAACAAAAAATAAAAGAGGAAGCAGAGTTAAGGTTTTCATTCCGTTCAGAATATGAAAAACGGGTAGAAGCAACATTGACTTTTATTGGATTTAATGAACTTGGCACACAAGTTTGTTGGACTTTTAGTGGTAAATATGAAAATTGGGATTCGGGAAATAATAGCGAAGTCAAATTCTGGATAAATAGGGATTTAGATATTTTTTAGACCTAAATTGCAGAAAATAGGATAGAATTATCTATCAAGGGTTTATTGAGGGGAAATAAAAAAAGCCGCTCCAAATTGTTGGAGCGGAGTTAAATATAAATATATGAAACACGAAGAATTTATTGAAAAATTATCGGCTATTCCCGACATTGAACTGGTTGAAATGGCAAAAAAAGAACTAAAAAAACTATGTGCAAGTGGTGCGAATAGTTTTAAAATGTCTATCCCTCCGATGTTAGAAGATACGGACATAATCCTATCTGAAATTATAAAACGGTTTTCTTTAAATATTAATGAATTAACGGCTAAACAATTACTTGCAGGAGGGATTTTTTCATTAACAAAAGAAATAGATGGTCATTTAATAACATTAATATTAGAAAAATCGGCTCCCGGTTTAGCTGGTTTAGTTTTATTAAATGGAACCTCTTTAGCGTATATAGATACTCTTCATATTAACGAGTTTTACGTAAAACTACTACTTGATGCGGATTTTTTGCCAAATAAAAATAACAATAAAGTATTTGCATATCCCAACCCTATTTTATCTGATGTTTTAACAAATTTCATTTATGGAAAAAATTTAAAAGACGATAATAAAATAGTTGCGTTTAAGCCCATTCCGTTGTTTTTGGTAGATATAACGCACCTAATAAAAAAAGCCGTTCCCATAATTGGAGGATAGAACGGCTTAAATAAATGTTTAAATTCATACAGATGAAAGGATTTGAACCTTCAAAATCAAGAGCCTAAATCTTGCGCGTCTGCCAATTTCGCCACATCTGCATAAAAAAAGCCGCTTCAACAATTTGAAGCGGCTTTATATTTTCTAACTTTTAAATAAAGACGACATCTGAAAAACATGGAAGACAAAAACCATCTTTTTTAGATAGTTGGGGACTGGTTCGATTAAGTAAAACGTACCCTTAAAAATGTTTCGAGTTTCCTACTCCATCAAGTACAATTTTTTTCTGTTTCAATTCCATTGTCCCCAACGTATCTTTGAGCTACAAATGTAAGTTAGATTTTTTTGATTTCAAAATTATTTTTTTAATCAATAATTTGGATATAATTCGGGATAACTTCCTTTAGGGCTTGTTTTCGCATCATTTTTATTGCAAGATACTCGCAATAACTTAATTCATGTACGCCCGATTTATTGACTAATATCTTAAAACTCATTAGGTCTTCTTTCAAGATATTCATTGCTTGATTGTAATCACTCCGAAATTGATTAATTGTAGTATCTGTTACATTCAATAATTTCAAAACCGTTTCAATCCAAGTTACATCTCCGCATCTTTTTATAAATGTGCTTAAATCATACTTATTATCTTTTACGAAGTCGCAAAGCACGATTGGAGCGGATTTTTCAATTAGGAAACTATAAAAATCTGCGGCTGATAGATTTTCTCTCTTTAATGCGTTACGCTCAAGCACTTCTTTTAATGCTTTTTGGAAGACCGTTTCAAAATGTTCACTACTCGTTTTATTTGTCATGGTTTTACATTTTAACTTAATAATAAAGCACTTCAAACTCGGGCAAAATTACTTTGTATTGGTGGCGTGGATTCCAATATGACGGGCGAATGCCGTAAATGATATTGGAACTAATTGAAGGAACGGCTCTCATTAGTTTTGGTTTTGAACCTTTTTTGGACGGAGCAGGTCCACGTTCTGACCAATCAAAATTCCATTCAATTACTTCCCATCTTGATACCGAACCAAAGCCTTGTGAGGTCTTTTTACCGATATGAGTGCAAAACCTTAATATATTTTCAAGTTCTTTTTTGTCCGCAACGGCAAACCAATCCACGTAAGGCGTTGAAACGTTGTAGGAGGTTTTATGATAATTTTTAAACTTTCCCTTTTGTGTTTCAATCTTCCCTCTTAATCCTTTTAAATCTATTAAATCAGCGTGTTCGGTTGAAAAACGCTTATTATAAAAGTCTGTATAATCGGTCTTGATGTGCGGGAATTGAGCAAAGGAACATTTGTAATACCACGCATCTCGTTGGTCGGTTGGAATTTTATTAAGATGTTCAATTGACTTTTCGGTTTTTAAAATATTTTGATTGATATTATATCGTTCTAAAGGCGTTTTGGCATCAACAAGCGAAGCCTTTAAGTTTGCTAAATGCTTAGTCATGCCGTCTAAATTTCCCCTGTTTGCTTTTTTGAATGGTAATTCTAAGCCTGTTGAACGCTTGTAAGTTGATGCGTTTGGATATGTCACATCTTTGCTTTGTGTATCAAAATTTAGGCTTACGGCTTTGTCATATACGATAGCATCAAGAGGAAGGAATTTATCTTCCGACATGATTGGGGTTTCTAAATACGCTCTAATGCGTAAGTTTTGAAACACGGGACTGGTTCTTTTAATGTTTTGCATAATTAATGTTTTGTTGTGCGATAGCTTGGTTTTGTAACGCAATATTTACGATGCTATCTGATTCGTTTAAAAATGTTTCGTGACTATTAAATCTCCAAGATTTTTTGTTTTGGGCATCGGTATAGTAAGCTATGCTATCTATACTATCAAAGCCTTGTTTTATCCATTCCGAAGCATCGGCAGCGTTCCAACCTGCTCCGAGGTTATGAATCCATTTTGGAGCTATCATTTTGCGAACTATTTTTATAATTTGCGGCATGATGTTTTGAGCTTGTATAGCCGTCATTCCGGGATTGGATATTGCTACAAACTGCGGATTGTATTTTGAATAAAATTTACATTGTTCTGTAATTGTCCAAATGTCTAATTGTTTTGTTTTTTTGAATTGCAAAACAGGTGCGACTTTTCCCAATTCGTTTTCGTTCCAAAGTTTAAAGTTTGCCATTGTTTGGAGCGGATTCATAAACTCATCGGGAGCAATACCGATATACGGAAAAACATCGGAAGCATTATGTTTTTGATAATGTGCGGATAACTTTTTCATATAGTCAAAATCCATTTTTTGCCCTTTTTGGCTTAATCCAAAAGCTCCGCTATCTAAAATGATAAACTCATTTTCCGTTGCAGCTTCAGGAATAGTAGGATAGGCATATAATCTATTTTTATTAATTAGATGACCTCTCAAAAAAGACGGAACGGGCAATACGTATTTATTCATCAGCAAAGTATTTTTTGAAGTTCAAATAATACTTTATTTCGCTGCATTTCTGCATATTGATTCCATGCGTATTGTTCTTTTTGTAATTGCTCATAATTTTTAGCTTGAGCAATAGACATAATCTCTTCCTTTGAAGATATGAAATAATTATCTTGATGATTTAATCCGCTTTGTTCTAAAGTGTTTTGACAATTAACATCAAAGAATTGAACTACATTACAAGTTAAGGATTCGTAAAAACGGTTCGCTAAATGATTGTAATGTGTATGCGTATATTCATCTTCAATGTATAATGAATATTTGAATAGATTTAATGTTTCTATTCCTTCTTGCCAATTTAATGCTTTTATCCAAGTCGCATCAACGCCCGACAATTGATGAATCCTTTTGAGGTTCTTTACAGAACTACTGATGTGGATATTTTCCCCGAAGTATTTTTGAAAATATAATCTACGTCCTGGTCGATATGTTCCGTAATAAATCCAATCGTACTTTTTGAAAATGGTTTTATTTGGATTTCTCCAAATTAAACTATTCAAGTCTAATAAGTAAAACTCATCGTAATATTTACACTTAGTACTTTCCGGACCTACATTTGAAATGACAACGGACTTAAAATCCTTCATCATTCTATAATATTCGGAGTTTGGCGTAGTGGAATATTCATTATTAATCCATATAATTTTAGCGGAATGATTTTGCCTAATCCATTTTTCAATATGTGCGGTTTGCTCATAAAACGCACTTCCAACAATTACAAAGTTTTGAAAATCAGCCGCATTTAAGCCTTTAGTTTCTTGTGCAGTTGAGATTAATGGTAAACCTAATTCATTGGCAATGATAATCGCATTTCGAGTATGTGCCGAAATTCCTCCGTCTTTTGGTATTTTAGCGGAGTTAATTATTATACTTTTTGACATAGCGTTTTGAATTTATCAAAAGATATTTTTTTTGATTTGGTTCGTAATAAATTCTTTAACTCTTCCAATTCATTTTCATCAGAACATTCTATTAAGAAGTTCACTCTTGTATCCAGTTTTGTAACAAAAATTGGTTCAATAAAAGGATGTTCTTTGCTATTTTGATTTTGTGTTTCAAAAGGGAATAAACTCATAATAATATTATTATTGATTTTTGCCGATTAAATAAATCCTAATCGGCAAAAAATCAAGATGAATAATTATTTTTTTTGTCCAAACTTTTCTAAAAACTCAATGATTCTTTCGCCATTCAAATCAATGTGTTTTAGATATTTTTGTCCAAACGTTTCTCCTATTTCGGTTCTGATTTCATCAATAGCACTATCCGAACTAAGTACTCTTTGGCTCATTTCGTCTATTCTAATCTGACCAAAACCAATTCTATGCTGCCCTCCGATGTAAGGATTTTGCTTTAATAATCCCAAAGCCAACACAAATGCTTCGTATTCAATGTCGGTTGGGTCTTTTAAAACTACTTTCCAATAAAAGACCGTTCCTGCATTGATGACCTCTTGCGTGTACATCATTTGTTGTGGAGCGTCTTTGATTGTGTCGGCGGTATCTACGTCCACCAATCCTAGTTTTTTTTGAGTAGATGTTAGTAATTCCCGTTTTTGCTCATTCTTTTTGTCGTCCGTCCGGTTAAAAGTTTCCTCCGATGTCAATGCGTAGCACGAATTGATTTTACGGCTTTTTTTGACCGCAATCATCTTATCTTTAGCGAATGCAGGATATAACTCTTCCCAAGCCATTGCACCACTCATTTCAATTGGAGCGGTGATATTGAACTCGCACCCCGATTCGTTCCAATTTACTGAAATTTCAAGGGGTTCTTTTGTTTCAATCCGTTCTGACCACATTTCTTTTAATTGAGTTTCGATATTAGGAAAATCAATTGAATTGGTTTTAGACGGAAGATAAAACGCTTTGTATAGCGTTGCCTTATTCAAAAAAGCTTCGTTAAGCGGTGAACGAATAGCATCAATCGTTTCATTACAAATAGGTATTAACGGGTTTACATTTAGTTTTCCTGATAATACCGAATTTCCTGCCGCACCTCCTAATAAACCCATGATTGGAATTAGATTTTTGATTTCTCTAAAGTAATCTAAATCTAAGCCTTTTGCTCCTCCGCTCTCCAAACTTCCACCCGAAAACAGGAAGTCGAAAGCGTGAGTATTTAATCCTTTTACTTCGCCTGTTTCTTTATTGATACCATAGCCGAGCCGTTCTAACATCGCTAAAACGCTCATGTCACGGATTTTGCCACGTAAAGAGTTTCCCGAAATAACAGGAACTTCCTCAACGTTACCGTCGGCTTGTACGTAAGGAATCCGTCTTACGTTTGTAATATTGCCGTTTCTCTCAAATCCGTTGTGGCTAATCGGAGAGGTTGCGGTGATTAACATTTCTAAAATATAGGTTTTCATTCTTTGTCTTTTAATGTTTTTTTGTAAATTTCTTTAGCCTCTTCGTTTTTTAATCGAGTAAACAGTACGAGCGTTGGGAGTTCTTTTCTTAATTTATTAAGAATAAATCTATCCTCTCCGCACTTGATGAAATTGGCAACTTTTTCAATCTCCGAAGTGTGCATATTCAATGGTAAATGTCTTTGCAATTTTGTATAAAACTCATTCAAGTTGTTACACTTTAGCGCCGAATTGATACGATTTTGGAACTGCTCCCAAATCGTTTTCATGTATTGTTCTTTGTAGCTTCTATCTATTGATTGCCAACAGGGATAAAGCAACTCCGAAACAATTTGTTCGTCTGTAATTTTCATAAATTAGAATTTCAATAATCAAAAGCCAAATGTCAATTGCCCTACTTCTTTTTTATCGGGAACGGTAACTATTGGAGGTTGATTATCATTTTTAATAATTGGTTTAATTCCTTCATCTTCTTTTTTAAGCATGAAAAAAGCTGCAAAATCAAAGATGTTACTATTTCTAAAAGGTTTTAATCTTTCATCTAAAGCCTTCCACTCTGCAAGACCAAATTTGATAATTCTTTGGTCTTGATATTTGCCGCTTTTAATCTCTTCCTGCGTAAAACCTCCTGCATACAATTCATTCATAATTGAATTTATTTGTTTCAAAAGTTTTAAATTTGGAAGTATTTGTTTTTCCTCAAATTGCCACCAGCCCTCTCGGATTTTAAAGAAGATGTGTTTTTGTCCGCTCTCTGCAATACATACGCATTGAGGATTTTGCGTAGTAATAATATCCCACATCAATTCTTTATCGGCTTTTGTAAGGGCGTACCATCTTTGTCCTGAAATAATGTGGGAGTACGTTCTGAAACGTTGGGGACGTTCGCTACCGACTTTTTGTTGTATAATTTCAGAACCTTCCTCAAAGGTAAATAAGGCTTCGTTGGAGATAATATCACCTTCCTGTAAAAAAGGAAAATCTGTAAATGTTTTCTTTACCCATTTATCAAACGGCACTCCAACGGCTTCTTTGCCCATGATGCGGCACACGCCTTTAGTTTCACCATACCGCAACTTGCCGTTTGTTGCGATATGGTAAACTGTTTCGATGTTATTCATCTGCTTTAACAATTTCAATAACGGGTAAGGTTTGAGCAAATTCAATCGCAACTAATCTCTCTTTTACCGTTGCCATGAATCCGCTGCCATGACGAAAGATAAAACCTTCGCATTCTGCAACAGATTCGGGAATTACAGCAACAAAGCTATCTCGTGTTAAAATTTGCCAACCGGTATGATGTGGCATCACCGCAAATTGGTGATCGCTTTTATCCTTCCAAACGGTTGAAAATTTTTCAAATACAGCAACGTTATTTGGTAAAATAACTCGGTCAGCATACTCTCTTTCACTTACCGCTTTTTGTCTTGCTGAAAATATTTCATTTTGCAAAACTATTGAAGCAAAATCAAGCGCAAAAAAGAATTGCTCCCTTTGAACTTCATTAGCCGATACATCTCTATTAAATCCCGAAATAAGACTTGAAAAATTACGGAATCCTTCTGGCAAGGTATTCCATAAGACATAGATATTATTGCGGTTAGTATCAATCGCATCAATAGCATCAATAAATTTGGCGAAATAAGATAATTCTAAGTCGTCAAGCCCTAAGCGATTGCCAAAAGCATCAAAGATTAATCCTGCCGCACTTTTCAAGGACATATCTTGATGATGGTCAAAGTTGTTGTTTTTACGATTATACTCCGCACCTACATCTATTACAATAACATCAGGGTTGGATAATGATTTTTTTAAATATTGCTCATCTCTCGTCCGAGTGAGGTCAATTCTTTTAAAAATGCGATACAACATTGCCGTAGCAAAAACTTCGTCTGCATGAAATTGTCCATCATGAGTTACGATTTTTTGAATTTGAATATCCATGAAATCTTTGTTTTTATTATAAAAAAAGTGATTCAATTAATAATAAAATCAAAGATACAAAACTTTTTCTAAATGTTACTATTAAATCACATTTAATAAATAAACCAATGTGATTTTACAAAATCATTTCCGAAATAAATCCATTCTAAGGTGCCAGGAAAGGATTCGACAGGGAGAATTAATCCTCCGCCAAAATCTTTTGGCTCAACGGCAAAAGTATTCGTAAGAATTTCGGTTTGTCCTGCGTTGATGCTTTGGGATAGGGAAACGAAATCACCTCGATAATCCGCATCTATTTCAACCGTGCCGTCCGCACTTCCTGCATTTTTGACGGTAATATTTACGGTCAATTCCTCTGCTTCTACATCAAAAATGGTTTCAATATCTAATATTTCAAAAACGGCAATCGAATAAGTCGGCAGGAAACGGCTCGGTAGCATTTGCACCAATTCGCATTCGGTCGCTGCCGTTTGCGTTGGGTCAAATTGATTGATGCTATTTAAGCGGAATAGTATTTTTTCATTCCGCAATTGCAATAAAATTAGACTTCTAAAGTCTTTTTTGAGGTCGCTAATATTTGTAAATCCTGCAACGTCCGCAACAGATAAGGTAAGAAATACTTTAATCATTTCGCCTTGCTGTTGCTCATTCAAAAACGGTTTGAAGTGTTTTGTGATTAATCCAATCGTATTTGGCTCATCGGCAAAGGATAAGCTATTATAGTTTTCGTTGATATCGTCATAAAAGAAGGCGTGAGGAATATCCGTCCGTGTCGTACTGCCTTGTTGCAATGTGTCGGTCGCCAAGTCTTGGAGATTATCGTAATGCAATATTCGAACTTCGTGACTGATGCCAAACTCGGTCAAATTAAATAACGGTATTTTCATTTCCGTAATGCCAATGTTTTCGGCTTCGCTCATTATGGTTGGAGCAAAATCAAATTCAATGGTTTCAATATCGCCATTTTTGAAAAGGCTATCATTGGCGACCTCTTCGCTACCAACGTTCGTATTAAAAGTGTCTTTCAGAAACTTCAATTGGCTATCGTTATCATCGTCTTTGTATTTATAAAGCGTTGATTTGTTTTCTTTTTCAATTTCGTAGTATTCAATTGGTAGATTCGTGTCTATTTTATCGGACCAATCCAAAATCATTTCCCTATCGTAAAAGTGATCATAATCTTCAATATAAACCGTTCGAGTTTGTTTGTCGGTCATTATGACTAATTGAAAATGTTTGATGATTGCTCCTACATATTCCAACTGCGACCAATCGGGCAGGAATTGCATTAGGTGAATCATATCGCCTTCCGATACGGGCGTGAACCGTGGGCGGTTTTCAAAACGGCAATTACCTTTCAGGAACGTAACCGTTCCTGCGGAACTAAAAAAGCGCGCAATAACGTAAACTTTAGAAGTCGTTGGCACTTCAATATATGAAAAGGTTTCGGTTTGAATGGCATACGTGCCGACTGGATAAAACGTTAAGGCGACACCATTTTGATAGGATTTATTGCCCAAATTATCTTCAACAACTACAAAAAATTGAAGGTTTGAACTTTCCAACACTTCAAAACGCAACGCAAAATAAAACGCTTGGACAACGGTTATTTTGGGAGCGTAAGCAAAAAGCGAAGCATCGAATGAGCTTGTGGGGTCAAAGTTGATTTGATAATCTGTATTGTCAAATTCAACTTTATACTCTGCCGTTGATACGGTCGGGTTTGAAATGGTTTTATCTTCAATGATTCCTGAACGGAATTTGAAGTTTTCTTGAAAACGCAATTGCCCTTCGTGACCGCTAAAATATTCGTAAATCGTATATTTTTTTGAAAGGATATTATCCGTAAAAAAGGATTTTAGGTTGTACCCTATTCCTCTAAAAATGTGTGCTAAAATATCCGAAATACGTAACATCGGGAATCTATCCGTGGCTCTTAATCTGCTATTCCCTCCAACTATTTCAATATAACCATACGGATAATCATCGAACGGAATGAATGATAAATGATGTACGATAATGCGGCTGTTGCCGTTGCCGTCATAGTTATTTTCAACCGTATAAGAGTTTGAAGTCGTATTATAATCGTCTTCCGCAAAATTAAAAAGGGTAATGTCTTTACCCGAAAAATCACTTGGATAAACCTCGCCTTTTATTAAAAAAGACGGCTTGTTTGGGCTGTGTAATTCAATATCATGTACGTAAAAAATGCCTACTTTTCCATTTATTAATGGATAAACGTAGGGTTTGGGTGACATAGGCGTTTCGGCATTTTCTTGATTGGATTGTGTCCACTCGTGCGAGTATTCCCACAAGTCCAAATTCCGCAACCGTTTATCCCTTAGTTCGTTTGCCCAAACATTGTTACTCCCAACTATATAAAATTCATAAAACAGTTTGTTTCCCTGCATAATGACTTTTGAAAACTTGACCAAGCCATCAATTAAGGTATTGCCTTGATTAATGACTTTTGCCGTATAGCTTTTTGAAAGTCGGATTGCATCTTGATTGGTGATGTAATCCGGGAAATTAAATGCTTTTCGGACTTCCTCCGTTGCTTCAATGTTCATTAGATACGAAGCCGCATCGTAACGTTCCTCAATATTATCAATATCAATGACGGAATACGTCAAAAGTATTTCGACATCTTTGGAGATAGAAAGCGGCTGATTATTTATATATAGTTGCGTATTCATTTCTTTTGTTACTTAGTAATTATCAAATGGCATTAATTCAATTTCAATTTCGACTTGCACCAAATTGTTTTGGTTTTTGGTGGATACGCTTGTTGTATTTACTTTGACCGCTTTTCGGCTTTCGTTTTCGTTTTGCCATACTTTTTTGGACCTGATAATTGATGCCAACCATGATGCGGTGGCGACATTTACAAAGCCGCTCCGTAGCAGTTTCTTTTCGCTTGTGGAAGAGAAAAACGGCTGCACTTTGTGATAGTCGGGCGTGTAATTTGATGCGACAAAACGGCTAATTTCGGTCTTTGTCGTGTCAATTACTATATCGCTTAGATTCGGAAAGTTGTAGCCGTCTAATCCACCCAAATCATTCAACCACTCCAAACGCACTTCATCACAAGCCGCAACGACTTTGAAATTACGTGTTTCGGAGATTTGTTCCGCAATAGTTTCGACATAAATATTGACTTCCAAAACGGAAGGGTCAGTAATTTCTAAAACAAAAGCGGCAAATTTATTTCCTGCGAATGTAATTGGATAATTATCTGTATCGCTTCCTCCTTCATATACTTTTTCAACAAAAACAGTAATATCCGTTTCGTTCGTAATGAAATACAAATGCGGTTTATCACGGACAGTAATCAATAAACTGTTTGGAGCGGAAGTCAAAAAGCGACTTTCTAAATCGTTGAGGATATAATCTGAAAAATTACTTTCGTAATAATTCAAATTGATATTATTCGCCTTATAGGTACTCGAGGTGATAGTTCCATAAGGCGACAAAATGCCGATTTCATTATTGTAATACTCCGTGAAAACGCAATAAAAGGGTAGGGCATTCCCGTCCAACTCCTGCACTCCTAAGGTGTCGGCTGCCATTTCGGGATTGATGTAAGCATGAATTATATTGCTCAAATCAAACTCAAATACGTCATCTATTGCGGTCGCAAATAGGTTGGCGACACTACTACCCTGCACAAATAATTCGCATTTTAAACGCAAATCGTCCGCCGTGGCGTTGCTCGTACATTTGAAGATAATTGCCCGAAAAACGCTGTTGTGTGTGTCGGGCGTTTGGGTGATTGTTATCATTTATCTTGTTTTTTGACGTAATAATTCAAATAGGTTTGCATATTAGAATGTCTTACTACGGTTTTTAGTGCCGAATCTTGAATATTTATTTTAATTTTTGCCTTTTTGATGTGGACCTGAAAGGCTTTAAATTGAGATTGAATCCGCTCAAAAGGTATATCCGTTTTGACGACTTCGGCAAATAACAGCATTACGGTATCAACTTTTTGAATTGCGGCTTTCTGTCCGTCCGTTTTTGCGGTTTTTATAATGTCTTTTGCGTGTTGTGCTACGCTAAAAGGGAATAATCTTACAATCTTTTTTTCTCCCATTATTTTACATTTAAAATGAATAAACAAATCCCTAATCCTGCCGTACCTCCAAACGCTGCTCCCAATGCGTAAATTAACCTATCTGTAAGCGTACCAAATACGACCTTTTTTACATTATAAGACCAAATAATATTGATGAGAAATGTAGCAAAAAAAACGGCTACAATCATCTCCTTAGATATTATGTAGGTATTCATTACCACGAAAAAAACTTGAATAAATCCTGTGGCAAATAGTGCCGCTAATTCTTTATGTTTTTGCATATTTAAAAAATATCTACTTTTTCAATTCTAAGTGATTATCCAATACATTTTCAAAATCAACGCCCAATGTTTGAGCCGTCATTTGTGCAAGAGGATTTGTCTTTAAAATATTTGCAAAAGATTCATAAGATAAATCTTTGCTTTCAAAGGTAAAAAATCCTGACACGGTATTGCTTCTTTTATCCGTAGGACTTCCTGCAATAATTAAAAACGTGCCGTTGTATTGATGTCCAAAACTTACCGTTCCGTCCGTAAAAAAACGATTGGAATGAGCGTAAATTAATCGAATGCTTTTGGATAGTATTCCTTTTGGAGCGTAGTTATGTATTTTTTTATAAGTGCCGTCCGTAATATCAAAAAGATAAAATCCTTTTTCGTTTAGTTTTGTACCAAAGTAAAGTATTTGCATCACATCAATTTTTTATTAGTTTTTTCAATCATATTAGATACGATTAGCGACATTTCAGATACTACTGCCGCCTGTACCCTTGTTTTAATCTCGTCCGCTTCTACTTCCAACGTGCCACTTATCCAACGTTTTTTATCAGGGTTGCCGTCCACGGGAGTTCCTTTTTCATAAATCCTTCGTTTTAAATTGATAGCCGCAAATAAAGGGCTTGTTGGATTTATTTTTTTATCTCTAAACCATTCGAGCAGCGTAGCAACCGAAACAACCGTGCGAGGAGGTGCGCCTGTGTCTTGCGTGATGCCGTAATCTAACATTCCACCTTTTATTTTCCATGCCGCAACGGTTTGTTCTACATAGACATCAATCGAACGGAGTAGATTACCTTTCGCTACGTGGTCTTGAGAGATTAACTCATCTTTGAGTTTCTCTTGCAGATATGCCGCAAGGTCTTTTAGTATTTGTTCCATCAGCAGCTCGTTGTTTCTAATCTGATTTGAAAAGTGACTTTTAGATAGATAGTGTCATCATGGAATTGATGTGCGTTTGGTTCTATCTTGACTTGTTTGGAGCTGATAAGGTACTCTCGCTTATTGTCCTGAAGATTTTGAAGGAAAGTTTTTACTTTTTCCTTTAAGGTTTGCCAAATTGCGGTCCGTTGGGCGTTGTTGGGCAACTCTCCGCTTTCGGTTTGGTTCAATGCTAATACGTAAAGAATTATGTCGTAATAGTCAAAATTATTGTCTATATTGATAGAAAAGGCGTTATCAGACGGCATTAATAATAAATGCGGATAGTCAATATCTCCGTTATTCATTTCGTCTAAAAAGCCTTCGTTGGCACTTGCGAAAGTATCCGCTATAAGTGCTACTTCGATAAAGTCGTTTTTAATTTTGACGTAACTCATCTTCTATTTTTTTAATATCCGCTTTGACGGATATGGTTTGCGATTTTAAAAAGTGTGCTAATGCGTTGGATTGTCGGCAGGGCGTGAATCGTTCTCCCTGCAACTTTTCCAATATTAATAACTGCCCTCTAAGATAGTGTAATTCCTCATTTCTGCTCATTTTAACATCATTCGTATAGTGAATTAATATAACTACTTTCGGCAGATTTTATCGCCAACAAACGCATAAAATCATAAAGGCTCATGCGTTCTATTTGCTTTACTTCCGTTGGTGATTCGGCAAGGCTTACGATTTGGGCGTACCAACCGAATTGCCGAAGTTCGCTACTATCTCCTTTTTGAATACCTTTAACATTGAAAAGATTTGGAAATGTTTTTTCAATGTGCTGAAATGTTCGAGTAAACAAAAAAAAACCTCCCAAGCGATGTCCATTGTTATTTTTTCTTGAAACATCTCCGCTCTTTTTGCCGAAACTCTTTCGTCATAAACTTCATTTTCAGGACGGCAAAGGATAGCGATAATGTTTGCCAATACTTCTATCCTGCCGCCTTCTAATTGTTTTGCGGCAAGTTCGAAGTCAGCGGCTTCCGTAAACTCGATTGCGGTTGCGTTCGACATTGGCTCTTGAATCATCGTATTACCCACTTTGAATTTTGAAATGGTAGGAAGATAATACGTTGTGCCTTCTATTTCAAAGGTAGTAATATTTTTGGGCTTAAAATCTATTGGAAAGTGTAAAATTCCGACAATAAATTTTGCCAAATACCGATTGTAAAAGTCGGTTCGTTGTTGCGGTATTAACTGATTGATAATATTTTTATCAATTGTTGTTAATATTTTTATCAATTCACCGTACAAAATCGGTAATTCTTTGATTTTTTGTAAATCCGTGATGCTATTTTCTAATTCTTGTGTTTTGGAGATAACCTCGGGCGTTTGCTCTTCCAAGATTAAAGCGTAAATTTCTTTGACGGATTGCGGAAATTTATTTGCAATTTCGTAAAGTTTTGTTGCCATTTGGATTGTTATGTCACTCCAATCTGCACAAATTTCTATCTCCGTTTCTCCGTTTAGTTTTGCTAAAAGCATTATGATTTAAGTTTAGAATTTTATAAAAATCATTAATCGGTTTAATGCCCTTTCCATCATCAAAAAGCGGTTGCGGTCGGCTGTTTTTTCCCTTTTTTGTACTTCAACTAATTCTTTAGTTAAATATTGCACCTCTTTTAATTTTTCGCCAATCGTTGCTCGGATTTGGCTTTCGGTTGGTGCATCTAATTTCGGACTTGATGTGTTTTCTTTTACTTCAACTAATTGTTTAGTTAAGGTTTGGACATCTTTAAGTTTTTCTCCAATCATTTCACGAAGTTCGGGTTCGGAGGTGATTGTCTTTTCCTCAAAAGTGCGGAATACGTCTGTATTTTCGGGTGTTGGTGGTATTACTTTTTTTCTGCCTTTAGCCATTTTGATAGTTATTTTTTAGTTATAAATAAGCATTTAGGTTGATTTTCGTAGTGTGTACTTTAGAAAACCGTTTTGAGGATAAAGTCATTATTGCGTAGTAGCGTGATGCGTCCCAATAATGATTGAATTTGTCAATCGGCACGTTTAACATTTTACCTTTAAACTCCTTCCATTTATAGTTTTGAGCTTCTTTTCTGAAATTCACATCATTTTTGACGATGTGGATTTTGTATTTTTTTAATAATTGAATCCCAAAATCAATACTATCTGTGCCTTTTTTAGTGGCTTTGATATTAAAGCCTAATCGTTTTATTTCCTCAATAGATTTTGGCTCGGCACTATCTGCCCAAATCTCGTCTTTCTTTTGCAATTCCAATTCCTTTAGCTTTTCGGCTATGTCGTCATTGGTCAGATTGGTTTCGTAACAAAGTCCTTCTAAGTACAAATTATTCTCTTTTACGCCACCTTTGACTATCGTAGTCGGGTCATTGGTGTACCCAAAATCAAGTCCGTAACTAATCTTTTTGCAATCATCAGGAAAGGCATCTACAAAAACGACATTGAAGATTACGCCTTTTAATTTTCCTGTTTTGCCTTCTTTGTAAACCAAACTCAAATAATCATCATCAATACTTTCTATCTCCTTTTTCATTTCTGCTGACAAAGCAGGATTATCAAGATAGGTCGTTCTTGTAAATAGATAATCGTCTTTTAGTAGCTTAGGCAGTTCGTTTTCGTGAAACCAAAAATCGCCTGAAGGATTGTAATCCATGACGACACACTCTCTCGTTCTGATTTTCAAATGCCAATAAATCATATAATCCAAATTATTCGCTTCATTTACGAATAACAAATCACGCTTTCCGGCTTTCGCCTTATCTTCATCATCAATTGCCAAAAACTCGATAATCGTTCCGCTCGGTAGGGTAGCGAAGTTATCCGTTTTGTTGTATTTAATAATCTTATCTAATCCCGTCTTACTGATAATATCCCTAAAATCTCTAAGGACACCACGCTTTACCTGCGGCATATCCTCTGCCACCATCGAACACAATAGCCGTTCGCCGTCCGTGTACGCTCCCCTTCTATCATACAATAGATAAGCAAGTAAGGCATATACATTGCCGTAAGTCTTGCCCGAGGAAGTGCCGCCCTGATGTACGATTAGTTTTGTACCTTTTCGGAGTGCGGCTAACGTGCGAGTGATGACCCTTGTGTCCGTGTAAATCATTTATTCTATAATATCATTCTCTAATTCGGTATTCAATGCGGTCGGCATGACGAACTGAATCGCTCCTCCGTCTTTCCCCGAATGTTCAACGCCCATTTTGGTAGTTTGCACGGGTCTTCCCATGATGTGTTCCATTATTTCCTTTACCTTATTCCAATCGCCTTTATTGACTGCACCATGAAAAGCCTTTGCAATTACCAGTGAAATTACTGGAGCGTTGGGATTTTGTAGTAAGGCTTCAATGTCGCCTTTGGTATAGAAGGCGATTTCGTTGATGCAAGTGCGCACGTCATCAGCGCTATATCCTTTCTTTTTGAGAATGGTATAGATTTTTGGTTTTCGACCACCTCTTTTGTTGTCTTGACCGCTGCCAAATTTTTTGCCCTTTTTTAGATTTTCATTCATCATTACACCCTCGTTTTATCATCGTTTTTGTAATCTTTTTCAAATAATCTTATCTAACCATTGGATTTTAATTTGGTTAGCTATTTGAGCCGTCATTATTGGCGGCACACTCATTCCTATTAGGTAGGCAGGTTTTATGCCTTTAAAATTATAATCCATTGGATAGCTTCCAATTTGGCAATATTCTTTTGGGCTTATTTTGATTGGCAAATGATATTTTATATCCATTCCTTTTGTTGCTATTGTAGGAACAACTTTATTAGAATGAATCAGTAGCGTATTAAAATCACTTGCTTTGCCATTAATACGTTGCGTAATTTGACCAAAATTATTATCACTTATAATTCTTTTTTCCCAACGTTTATAAGTAATGCCATTTTTATTTAATAATTCCCCTTCATTATCTTCAAACTCATTTAACAAAATTGCTTTCTCATTAAACTCCAACTTCAATTTAGGCAGTTTAAACTCGTTCCGAAAACCGATAAAAAAGACTCTTTCACGTTTTTGCGGCACACCCATCGAAGCTGCATTAAGACAAAATACTTGCACGGTATAACCTGCTTTTGTCATTGTTTGGACAATCTTTTTAGAGTAGGCTTTGGCATTGCCTTGTATAATGCCTTTTACGTTTTCAAGTATAAAAACTTTAGGTTGTAGCTTTATAATCGTATCGCAATAGACAAATACTAAATCATCTAAACTTTGTTTGGCTTGTCCTTCCCGAAACACTTTTTCTTTTCCCCAAGCCTTTTCCCTACTTCCTGCCATACTGAAAGTGCTGCAAGGCGGTGAACCGTCCAAAATATCTAAATTGTATAATTCCTTTGGTAGATTTTCAAGTTTGTTAAAATCTCGAATATCCATATTATACAAATGTTTTGGAGTATGATTGGTTTTATAAACATCTGCAATAGGCGGGTCAATTTCAACACCGCCTAAATGATTAAATCCTGCTAATTTATAACCCATAGTTGAGCCACCACCGCAAATAAACGTACCAAAAACATTATAGTTATTTTGGGAAATATTCTTTGACGGATAGCCGTCTTTTAAATACCATTTGTAAGGGAATAAATGATTATTACTCATGTTCTAAATTTAAGAGTTGAAAAATAGCTGCTTCGGGAGTTGGTGCAATTTTCAATAAAGCATCTTTGACTAAATGATATTCATCTTCCACAAATTCTAACTTCAATATCATTTTATCGCTAAACTCATTCGTATTTATTTCTTTATTCTTATTAGAATAATCGGTTTCTCCTTCCTCTTCATTTTCTATATCAAACCCAATAGGAATATTCCATTCAAGATTATTAATTTCCCACTCATTATTTAAAATATCGTGGTCCCACAAGCCCTCGTTCGTGTTATCAATAATCATAAAGGCTTCCTTTTCGTTTTGCGATAACTCGCTAATATCGCGCAGAAAGTCGGCAGGGATACACTTCGTTTCCTGCATCTCTTGAAAAATACCCAAAGACACATTTAACAAAAACTCATCTTCCACTCCCAACGCCTTTTGAGCCGCTTGGATTAACGGCAATAATTCATTCGGTTTGACGGTAAATGCAATATGATTGAGGATTCGCCAACGCATATTGCCACCATAGATTTTATTCGCATCGGAAGCATCATAACAAATCTGCCGCTTCCGCAATAGATTCGGATAACACAAGACTTTATTCAATAAGATATTAAACTTATCATCTTTCAGGAATCGAGGGTTTTTGGCTGAAAGTTTTAGCGATTTAATTTCCATAAGGAATACCTTTATTTTGAGAAAAAAAAAGCATCAATAGGTCAAAATACGATTGGTATCCTAACCTATTGATGCTGCGTAAAAAAACAAATATACACTTTTTGATTATACGCTACAATTTTTTAAAGGTTCAAAACTAAAAAGTCACAAAAAACAAAAAAGGCTCTCGGAGATATTCCCGAAAGCCTTTTTGAATGAATAACGACCGCAATACGACCGCAGGATATTGTAATTGATTGATAATGAATAAGTTTATAGATGAAGTTGTACCCCGGGTGGGAATCGAACTATTTTAACGTGTTAATGTAATAATATGCAATAGCATACAAATACACTTGTTTATTGATAGGCTATTAATGATATTTGCAATGTGAATTATTAAAAAAAACGACCGCATTGCGACCGTGCCTAAAACTTTATTATGAAATGCAATTTTAATCTAAGTGATAAGAACAAAGATATGACTTCAATCTTGATTCGGAGTTATATCAATAAACAAAAATTATCTTTTGCGACTGGCAAAAGTATTGAGCCGCATCGTTGGAGTGCCGACAAACAACGGGTAAAAGGTTATTCTGCTGATGCAAAAATTATTAATAATTGGCTTGATGATTTGGAACGGATTTTTAGCGGCATCATTGCCGACTTCCAACGGCAAGGGGAAACTTTGACGGTTGAAAAGGTAAAGAAGGAATTGACAAAACGGACGGGAGGAAAAGAGGAATCTTTGGTAACGCTTTATTCGTTTTGGGAACTTCGCCTTGCGGAAATGAAAAATCTAAAATCTTATAATACTATCCGAAATTATAAATTGTCATTGTCAAAATTGAGGGCGTTTCAGTCGGAAATTAGTTTTGAGGAAGTCACTATTGATTTTTATAATAAGTTGGTAAATCGGCTTTATGATGACGGCTGCTCTACAAACTACGTTGCAAAGATTTTAACGCATTTAGCCAAAATAATGGACGATGCTTTTGAGAGGAATTTGCATAGTAATTTGATGTATAAAAAAAGGTCGTTCAAAATCCCTTCGGCGAAAACTGACCGAATTGTTTTAAGTTTGGAAGAGATTAAAACAATTTATTGTACTCAAAATTTGAGTATTGAACATGAATTGAAAAGAGATTTGTTTGTTTTTGCGTGTTACACAGGATTGCGATATTCCGATTGGGATAAGATTCGAGCGGAGAATGTTACGATACATGAAGGCATTTCAATTCTTACGATTGAAACGCAAAAAACTAAATCTTTGGTTTCGATTCCTCTAAATGCGGTTTGTCTTGATATTTTGAAAAAGTATGAAAATGGATTTGAATTAATGTCTAATCAAAAGGTAAATGAGGGATTAAAAGATATTTGTAAGTTGGCTTGTTTGGACAGGAAAGTTTCGGAAAAAACGGTTCGGGGAAATATGACGGAAGATAAAAAAGGCGACTTGTGGGAGTTCGTGACGTGTCACACCGCTCGGAGGTCGTTTGTTACTAATCTCATAAAAAAAGGCATGGAAAGGGAGAATATTAAGAAAATGACGGGTCACACAAGCGATGCCGCATTTAATAAATATGATAAGGAAACGGTTTTGGAAAATGCGATTAAGATAGCAAATGATATGGCTTATTAAAACAAAAGGGCAACACCGTAATTGTGTCGCCCTTTGCTTATCTTTTCTTTGATTAATAATCCCCTTGTGTGCAAAGATAGGTTATTTAATAGAAATATTGCACCCTTTTTTTCTGAAGAAACGCCTTGCTTCCTTTAATATTTTAGTTTGGTTACCTTGGCTTGTAAATGCAATGCTACTAATGCCGTTCTTTACTTGAATAAAGATTTTACGTTCCGTTTTTTGGGGAACAATAAAACCATATTGCACATTGCACCCGCAATTATCTAAGTCTTTTTGAATCTTAACTAAAGAATCTTCCCGATTTATTTTTTGGCAAGAAATTGAAATAATTAGCAAAATTAAAATTATTATTTTTTTCATTGTCTTAATTTAAAAGTTAGTGAATTCGACTTTATTAATACTTGCCGTTGTTTCAATTCCGTGTTTTTTTTAAAACTTCTATCCTTTTATTGAAAATAATTTCCGCTGTTTCCCCTTCTACGGCAATTAACTCCCTTACTATTAATTCATAATCTTTCATATTACAATTTTTTAATTACGTTTTTTATATTGATTTACCAATTGGCATAAGACAAAATATGTCCGATAACATCAATGGTAAATCCATTTCCTATCATTTTATAACGTTGCGAAGCCGAAACGCTATCTGTATAATTATCTTCTATTGTTTGCAGCCGTTCACACTCGACAGGCGTTAATCGTCTTATCCTGCTACCCTCTTTTATTGCATACGTTTTACAACTCATTTGAGCCATCAAAGCTGGTGCAATTCCTTCAATTGAGTAAATCCTATTTTGTTGGTAAGGTTGTCGCCCTTGACTTTCGGTAGAAGGGTTTAACTGCATAATCAAATTATCCTTTGTTATCGCAGTTGTTAGAGTATTCATTTTTTCAAAATCCAAATTGGTTATTTGTTTGGCTTGAAAAGGAGTATAATCTTTTCCTGCTGCCATTGATTGTTTTCGAGTAGCTTTTGCAGCTTCCGTCCGTCCAAATTTAATGGCGGCTTGTTTTGCCGGTCCTGAATAATTCACATCACCATCAAACAAACTGCTATCTACCTTTAGCATTTTTTCAATTTGGTATTTTGACAGGTAATACTTTTCATAAACTTGCGGCTCCAGGACATCTTTTAATAAAATATTTTTATTCGTTGGTTGCTTTATATTGCTGACCATATCGCCAAATATTCCTGACGGAATCATTCCTATATTTGTCCAATATAATCGCTTTCGGTTTTGAGCCGAAACCAAATTGGAATTAATCTCAATTGGTTTTACACCAATGGCACGGCTCAAAATACTTTCCCACTTTTTACCCATCGGTACATTCTCCAACAAAAAATATTTAGGCTTAATCTCTTTTAGTAGCCGCATATATTCCCAAAACAAATAACTCTGCCCTTCAAATTCAAAACCCTTACTTTTGAGCTCTAAGTAATGTCCGAGCGTGTGTATTTCTATTTCATCAATTGTACTCATTCCTTTGCGTTTCCCTGCAAAAGAAAAACTTTGACACGGACTGCCGCCAATTAGTAAATCAATATTTTTGAATTGAGTGCCGTCCACTTTTGTAACATCACCAATTTGAATCGTATTTGGGAAATTACGCATAGTAACGTTGATACCATGCTTATCTATTTCAGATGCGTAATAAGTGCCAATATTAACGCCATTTCTACGGAGGGCTTGTTGTGCGCCGCTATTGCCGTCAAATAAGGAAACAACTCTAATTAATTTATTCATTTTTAAAAGTTAGTTTTTTTTAATACTTCAAAACCTCTTTAGCAGCAGCGTAAAACTCCGATGCCGTTATTTTTTTGCCGCAAAATTCCACCTTATTCCATTTCGCAACCCAAGGTATAATCGTACAGTATTCGCTCCGCCCTTTTTTAAATTCGGCATTAGCATCAGCAAAATTTAAACGAGTGACTTTGTGCGGTTGAAGTCCGCTAACAACAACCTCAAAAATGGCATCACCATCTTTAAAATTATCGCCTTTTACCTTCTTCAAAGCATAATACTGACCTTCATAAATATAGTATTCCCTTTTCATTTCGATAATTTTTGCCGTAATTCGGCTGCACTTGCAACTTCATAATCAGAGAATTTATCCGAAACGCAATCCTCACGAAGTGTATCATCTTCCTCAAAAAGATAAGGATATTCCTTTACAAGATAATTGCAATCGTCACAAAACCTAACCGTCCAAATCTCGCCATCTTCCGTATTGGTTTGAGTTCTGACGGTTGCACCCTTTTCAATAGTTTTAGAACAGCAAAGGCATTTATGTTCTTTGCGTGTGACTACTTTTATATCTTTGATTGTTTGCATTCGTTCACTTTTTTGATTTCAATATTATCAGAATACCGCACAAAATCCATATCACATTCTCCCTTGATATTATAAGCCACGTCACGAATAAAAATCGGCGAAAGCATATTTCTAAGGAACTGCCGCATTACTTTCAATGCGTTTCTCGTTTTTGCGTTTTGATAAATCATGCCGTGCTTACTTTCAAAAACATCATAATTTTCAACGCCAGTCAATCCTTCATTATACCTTTCACATTCCATATAGAACTTTAAAAAGAGGTCACTCGAATAATAGTATAAGTCAGAAAATTCAACCTCAATATTGTTTTTTTTACAAAAATCGGCATACAATACCATCGTATTTTTTAATCCGTTTTCCGTACCACTATCGCAAAGCAAGGCTTCAATTTCTTTACTTACTTTTTCCATTTTCCGGACTTTATGAATCCAGTATGGAGATGTTAAAACATTTATATAGTGCTTTGCATCTCCAAACATCATAAAATCAATAGATGAAGTTTCAAAACAAACCCTAATAATATAATCCTTAACTTCAAAATCCCAAACCGCAGCTTCTTTATAAGTGTCATTAGGTTTTCCCTCTCCAAACCTTTTAGTCAGGTAAAAGAATGCTTCAAAGTAAAAATCTTCGGTAAGGCTTGATGCAATGATGCCACCCAAATCTTGATAGGTTTTTGGCGTAACTTGCAGCTCTTGGGCAATGACATTTAACAAATCTTCATTGCCTTGAAAAATGTTGTATTTCATAAAAGTTAGTTTATTTTCAATTTGAACCGACCGCCTAAATAAAAATCTTCGCCTTCCCACCCTTTTTGAGAAATAAGTACGTCCTTACTTCCCGAAACGATAGCATCATAATTTTCTTTTATCCTTAATAGAAAGTCGATGTAATTCTCTCCAATTTCACTTTCAATTACAATATCCCAACTGGAGCAAGATTTATTATTGATAGCATCTTGATAATCATCTTCATTGCCGTAGCTTATTTTATAATAGAATCGGTCAGAAAGAACCTCTACCTTTTTTTCTATTACATAGATTGCTTTTTCCCAACTCGAATTAAAGCTAAATTTCAGTAATTCGGGTTGATTATAATCTTGTTTGAAATAATCTTGTTTGAAAACGATTTTGTAAATATTATTTACTGATGAAAAGTTAGGCAGCGGCATTGCACTCCGTTTAGGATAGAAGTTTAAGCCTGTCAATTTAATTTCATTGAATAAATCAAATTGTTTTCGCCACTCTACCAAATTCACTTTTTTATTACGCCAAATGCTGTCCAAATGGAAAGGACAAATGCTAAATAAGGCATTCATAAAAAACGCTTCTAAGTTTTTGGTATTTTCATTAATGGAAAGCGACATTGGTAATCCCTTTTTTTGGAGGAATTGGGCGATGCCGACGAAGTAATCAACGTCATAAATAACATTCCTTCTATATCCATCAATGATTAAATTGAATAGCTTAATCCGTGTGGATTTACGCTTTTTTACCGTGCTTTTTTTACCCTCAAAATTATTGCGATACCAATACTCTTCCATTTTTAAAATATTTCATTGTTTAAAAAATCAAGATAAATGTCTTTGACCTCGTTCCAATATTTTGCAAATCGGTGAGGGATTGTTTCGATTGTGATCATAATTCTTTATCAAATAATGGAAAGAAGTCTTCCAATAATTCAATCGGGTGATTAGCGGTGACTAAATATAGATAGTTCCATACTTCTTGATTTATTGATTCCTCTAATTGACAACTTAATAATTGGTCGTTTAGGCTTTCTTTTATTTCCTCAATAGAATACGGAAAAGACATTAAAACTTTCCCTGTATCGGCACAAACTTCAATATCGCTACATTCGCCATAACCTCCGCAATCAATAATCGTATCTCTACAATTATCAATAAATCGGAAATAGTCTTGAATGGCAAAATAGCCAGTTGAATCCTTTTTGTAATAATCACTATCCAAAAATTCGTCATATAACGCTCCCGTTACCCCGACTTCTTTTCCTACGAAATTTGCCCAGATTTTATAAATGCTTTCCTCACAATAAACGGATTCGTCAAACAAATCTGAAAGTTCCGCCGCATTTTGAAACTGCTCGGAGTACTCTTCCAATGCGTTGGTATTGAAAAAGTACGGATTACTCATTTCGTGCGGTTTCGCTTTTTTGTCTATGAGTTCTTTGTACGCTTCTAATTTTGATTTTTCTTGTGACATAGTGTTATAATTTTGATAGTTTTGATAATTTTATTAATACTTCCTGAAAAGCTAAAGGCGTGGCATTGGCTTCTTTTTTGGTAACGGTTGGCTTGTTTGCCATCTTTCCCCTTTGGTCTTGATAGCCTATTTGATGAGTGCCTTTAGGTCTTTCCCAATTTAATTCAAAAGGTGCGTTTTTGCCTACGTAATAAAGCCACGTTGCTTTATTGGCTCGGTGTCCGTAGGCAGATTGCCAAACTTCGCAAACCCAATAGTTTTCAAAATTGCTCCAACCAATTTTATTTGGTTTTTGTATGCCGTAATATTCAAACGCTCTTGTTTTGGCAGGGTGTTCTAATACTCCTCCGCATCGATTTACGGTATCTAAAGCAAATTTAAAACAGCCACCGTCATTGAAAGGCTTGTTGTGTTCGCCACCCCAACGTTTGTAATTTACAAAAGCCATATTTCCCCACAATTGGCAGGGAGGGTGTGCAATGACGGGAAAATTACCGTTGTAATTTCTCGCATCTTGATTTATATCCCACGGTTCTATTTCGGAATGATTAAAATAGATGCCGTTGGTTTCTACAAAAAGTGCGGCTATCATAAACGATTTTGTTCTTTATCTAACAAAGTCACCAATTTGTTTATCTGTTCGGCATTTTTCTCAATGCCTTTCATTTTTTGTTGGTGATTGGTTAATTGTTCAATTAGCGATTCTAATGTTTCAGGACCTACAATTAACCGTGTTTCCGCTAATTTAATCTTACTGATGATGCTGCCATCTTCTTGTATTTCGTAGTTTTTTCCGTCCGAATGAATTATTACTAATTCCAATACAGGTTGGAGAATAAACCGCTCCGAATCTTGCTGTCCGTAATACGGATTGGAGCGGACTGATAGAATAACTTTTTTCATATTTTTATTGATAAAGGGTAAATAAACGAATATCATTAATTGAGATTTTTGATATTCGTTTGTTTCCCGAAGGATATTTGCTTTCAATAACGCAAGTGTCCTTTTCAATTTCTAAAATTTTTCTTTTTATTTGTTCGCCTGTTCCTACCCAAATTTGACCAACTTCTTTTGGCGTTCGGTCACGCATTAGTGGGGTGGAGTAGGTTTTGTCTTCCGCTACTTTTTTAGCGGTTTCGCCTGTTAATCCGTGTAATGTTTGCATTTTAATCTAAGTCAATTTTCGTTAATACTTACTATTTATAATGTCAATCATTTCATCAATTTGGTCACGAATTGCTTTATCGGCATTGTGCGTGATGTAATGCTGCCGCAAGGTTTTGTTATCCTGCTGCATTTCTTTTATTGCATTATCAACTATTTTTTTGCCTTGAAAAGCCTTTCTGCGAAGGACTTTTTGCTGTTCAAACATTCCTATTGAATAGGCAATGTATTTTTTAAATAGCTCATCTATCAATTGAAGGTGCAATATATCAAATCTTTGTGACTTTTTAATCACAAATACAATAAATTTTCGTTGTTTAAAAATAATTTCCATACTCGGACAAACATCTCGTGCCGGACAATCTGATATGATTGGTACTATTTGTTTGTCCGTTTGTTGTAGGTACTTTACTATTGCTAAGTCGGCATTGATTGGTGTATTCATTATGTAAAGTCTTTTGTAGCTTGTTTGATGTATTTTTTTGTTGCGGAGAGGAACTCTTTTTGGGTGATTTCCTTCCAATTTCGATAATTAAATTCCAAATGATTGATGACGATTTCGGCTTTTGGTTTGCCTTTTTTGGTCGCCACCATTGCACCGATGCAGTCGGTGCAATGGTGGGCGTTTCGGATTTCTATACATTTGAAATAGTAATCTTTATCGTCTTCCTCTTTATGGTAATACGCTCCTTCTTTTAGTTTTTCGCCTTGCATGGTTTTTGGTTTTCGTTTTTAAAATAAGGTGTTATTTAATTTGTAATTGGTTACGATTATTTCTGTCCTACGGTTTTTTAATGTTCTACGTTCTCCAATGGTGATGACGTTTAATCCGCGCTTTTCGGCTTGATTCAAAATAAAAGGATTATCAAATTCGGAGAGGGCAAACTTGCAATCGCTTTTTTGTAAACAGTCAAATAAATCAATGCTATCCTGCTCCGTAAATGAATTAGAATAATTGTTTGCAGTTTCCAAATAAGGAGGGTCGCAATAGATAAATGTGTTTTCTTTTTCTCTCGGTCTTTGAGGATTAAAATATATAAAATTTATAAAATCTCTAAAATCGTTATTGTAAAAAGTTACATCTAATTGATTTAAGAAATTAATAGTTTTTTCTAAATTTAAAATAAGTTCTCTTTTTGGATTTGCGTAAACCTTTCTACTTATATCGCCCGTGAACGGAGTTAAAAAATTACTCAAAAACAAAAACCGCAAAGCCTTTTTTATAGGTTCTGTTTCTTGATTGTCTTTCCAATATTTTAACAAGTCACTATGAATAGGCATCAAATAAAAGGCTTTTTCGAGTTCCTCTTTTTGATTCATAACCACTTGAAATAGATTAAAAACATCGCTATCTAAATCGTTCACGATGTTATATTTCGCTTTTGGTTTGTTAAAAAACATTCCTCCTGCACCAAAAAACGGCTCGACATAGACTTTATGCGGAGGGAAATGTTTGATAATATCAGCCGCTATTTTCTTTTTGTTTCCTAACCTTCGTAGTATCATTTGTTTAATATTTTTAAAATAATTGTAATTGTGTGCCTTGCTCGTATTTGGTCATTATTGCTTTTTCCCAATTTTTGATTTGATAGGCGTTTTTGTAATTGTCGTAAAACTCAATTAGGAGCAACTCTTGACCGTGTGTTTCAATTTGTCCTTCCAAATCGGCTTCTATTTTTGAAAGATGTTGAATGCGTTGCCGTAGTTTTTCAATTTGATTGTCGTGGTCGGATTCCTTTTCGGGATAAAGTCGGCGTTCGATTTTGTATTTTGCCGATTCCCAAATGGTCCTGATAGCGATTTTACGACTTTCGATTTCAATCTTGACTTGATTAAGTTCGTGCTTCCAATGGTTGATGATTTTGCCTTCGGATAGGACGAGTGATGCGTGGGCAACGGTATCGTCCGAGTTAAAGGTGACTTCATCACCGTTGGTAAGCAGCAACGTTTCTGTTCCGTTGCTGCTATCTGATGAAATTAAGTAGGCGATTTGTCCTGCGTGAGGTCGAAATGCCTTTATTTTTCTCCAACGATTTGCCATTTTTATTGATTTTTGGCATTTAAGTTTAATAATCTACGGCTATCTTCAAAATCAATTTTGCCTTCCGAAAGCAGCCTAAGCGCGTTTAGTTTGAAGGCGTTTGCTTTTATTATTGTGTCGGTTATTTTGGCAACGGCTTCGGCTCTTTGGATTTCGATTTGCAATTGCTTATTGTCTAAATCTTCATCATTTAAGCGTTCTAAAGCCATAAACGCATGATTTATAGCATCATCTAATTTATTTTTCATTTGTTGTCTTTTTTTAAAGTTTTAATTTTTTGTTTCAAAATTTTTGTTGTCTTATACAATTCCAATAATTCGGGATTGTCCTTAATTGATTCTAATAATTGCAATTCTTTGTTTCGGTTTCGGATAAGCAGCTCGGCTCTCGAGATACATTCCAAATTTTCAAGAGTACAATTGTCCGCATCGCCATCGCTAAAAACGACGATGTGTTTTTCGGGAATTTCCCTGCCGCTTTTTCGCCAAAGGAAGGAATGCAAGGGTTTTAATTTGCCCTGTTTTTGTTCTTTTATAAAGTAGTAATACCTTCCTTTGGTGTCTTTTTTTCTTATTATCGTTCCTTCATCGTAGGCGTTGTGCGGAATGTTGCCTTTTTTAAAGCATTTCCTTCGCTGTATCATTTTAGAGTTTTTTTGAAGATTTAAGGCTCTCCGTCTTGCTCTAACCGAGTTGAATGTCCTGCCCAATTTTGCCGAAATTTCGGGGTCGGACATGGTTTGGTAATTATTCCTTAAAAAATAGTCTTCCGCTTTACTGTATGGCTCGTGATTGACTTGCGTTAATTTCATTACGCTTGATTTTGACCACACGGAGCGTTCCGTTCTGTTGAGGTCGTTTGCGATTTGAGCCGCTGATATTTTTTTATAATTGGCTTTCAGATATTCAATATCCGTTTCGGACCAATAGTAATTTTTTTCTCTTTTATCCATATTCGCCTTTTTCTAAATAATTCATGATCACACTTCTAAACTCTTCAAATGTTTTGGGAATGGCATAACCATAACCTTGTGCAATGACGGCTTCCTCAAAAGCCTTTTGCTCTTCCGACTGTTTGGAGTGTTTCGCCGTTGTTTTCATTTCGATACACAATCCCCGATAATCTCCGCTCGAAACGAGTAGGATTAAATCGGCAACGCCTTTGGTTGCACCTTCCGCTTTTAGCTTATTCCATTGCTTTATCCGTTGTAATTTATTTCCTGCCAAGACCGCTCCGTTCACTACGGCAAAAAATACAATTGATAATTCGGGATATTGTAGCCGAAACCATTTTACGCATTGCGCTTGTAAATCATGCTCCGACTGTTTGACAATCGGAGCGGATTTTTTTTACTTTTTTTATAACTTTTGCCATTAGTAATCCATTCGGTCTTTTGGCTTTTCGGATAGAATATCGTAAATCGCTATTCTCAGTTTGCCAACAGGTTCTTTTTCATTTCTAATAATTTCCCAAATCATCTCTTTCGGTATGTTTTGCCCAACTTTTTTGGTACATTTTGCGGCAAACTCATCAACGCTGATGTAGTTTACGATGCAATAGTGCCGGACCTTATCGCCAATGCTAATCATGGACATTGCCACGGGAACGTGGGGATAGATAATACTATCTCCAATCATAATAATTTGCTCATTCGGGATTTTTTGGTGATGCTGCCAACTTGCGCGGCTTTTGTCCATTCGTCCTGGTACCTGTGTAGAATCGTTTTGAGATAGTAATACAAGCGGAAAGAATAGGATTGCTATCATTAATCCGCATACTTTTGATTTTAATTTTTTCATGTTTTTTTAAATTTTTTAGTTTTTAAATAATTATTTTTAAGTGTATTGATACTCGAAAGAGATTTTGTCGCTTCCGTGTCTTTTTGTTAATTCGTCTAAATACTCGGTGACGAATCGGTGTTTTGATTTGGAGTTTAGCAACTCGCCTTTGAAGTTGCTGATTAAGGTAATTATTGCTCCGTTCGCATTAATTTTGAAGGTCATTTGCTCGGATTGAAACGCCATTTTACCTTGTGTGTTGAGGATTTCAGGCTCTTTAATTGGTTGCGTTTTTGCAGTTTCCTCTGCTTCTAAATCTTCTTGTATCTTTGGCGACCATGGTACTCTTTCGAGTACTTGCATTTGATTAATCCATGTAAATTGTCGCTTTTTTCTTTCAATCTTGTGATTTTTAATCCAACCGTCATCAATGAAGTATTCGTATTCATTTTGGCTGTTTTTTCGGCAGCCGTATTCGCCAACGATAATCTCTTCCCCTTCTTTTTGTATTGCTATCAAATAGACAGGATAGCCGATTGGACGGGAGATTAGTGTATTGTACTTATCTTTCTTTTTTAAATCCGAAGCTCTCATCTTTGACCGTTTGATTTTAATTTTTTCAATTGATTGTATAAATCGCGCGTTCCTGCTGCGACCTCTTGCATTTGTAATAATAACCGGACTTGGTCAAATGCGGCAGGGTGTTCTTTCAATACATTGACATATTTGTAGTCAATCGCCGTATGAAACCACCAAGCGGTTTTGTAATTTTTTAGCAACGCATAAATGCGAAGCTGTGATGCAGGTATTTTACCACGGACATCTTTGTAAGCCATCGCTTTTAAGCGTTCAACAATCATTACGTCACGCTCGACCGCTACAAACTCCTGCCCTTCTAATATCTCAACCGTTCGTTTTTTCATTTCAAAAGGGCTACCGCAATCCGTACAAAATTCGGCTTCTTTTACATTGATAGCAAAGCAAGATTCACAAGCCTTTAATCGCTCTTTTTTTTCCTCTTCAATCTTTTTTGCTTCCTTCTTATCAATGCCTTTCAGACTGAAAGGCATATCGTCATAATCTTCTACGAAGCCGTGTTTTAAAGTATTGTCGCCGTGGTCTAAAACAATCGCATGGCTTTTATTTGGAGCAGGACGTAACCCTCGCCCAACCATTTGGACATATAAACCGATTGACTTTGTCGCCCGATTTAGGATAACACACTCCGTATCAGGAACGTCAAAACCCTCCGTAAATAAGCCTACATTGTTTAGGATTTGGTATTTCCCTTTTGAAAAATCCCTAACAATTTGGTCACGAATAGCCTTATCCGTTGTGCCGTCTAAGTGTGCGGAAGGAATGCCGTGGGAATTAAATATCTCATTCATTTCAATACTATGTTCTACATTGACATTGAAACAAATCGTTTTCTTTCCTTCCGCATTTTTTAAATAATTTTGAATTACGCCCGAAGTTACACGGCTGTCCGTAAATCGTTTTTGCATTTCAATATTATCGTATTCACCTTGAATAATACTTACGTCCGACATATCCACACTTTCCGAAGCCTTAAAGATTTTAGTAGGCACAAGCGAACCTATCTCAATTAATTTCCTGATTTTAACGGGGTGAACAATATCTTCATAGACATCGCCTAAGCCTTGACCATCTGCACGAAAAGGTGTTGCGGTTAATCCAACGATTATCGCATTTGGATAACCTTCTATCACCTTTTTGTAGGTATTCGCCTTGCTCCGATGTGCTTCATCAATGAAGATTATATCGGCATCGGGCAATTGCCGTCTTACGAGGGTTTGAATACTTGCCACTTGCACGGGTAAATGGCGTTTGGCTTTTATTCCTGCCATGATTATTCCCGATTCTACTCCAAATTGTTGGTATAATCGCTGTGCAAATTGCACGACCAATTCTTTAGAGTGAACAAAAAATAGGACTTTTTTACCATTTTTTACGCACAATTCAACGTAGGCAGATGATACCGTAGATTTACCTGCTCCAGTTGGATATACCCACAAAATCCGCTTTTTGCCGTTTCTAATGGCTTGATTTAAGCCCTTAATTCCGTTTACTTGATAATCTCTTAATTGTATCATCTTTGATTATTGTCTTTTTTTTTTAAAATGGTAATCCCTTATCAATATCCGCTCGGCTCATTGCCGTAGCTGCAATTGGTTTTTC